TACTTACATGGTTAATGGATATATCACTCACAATAAAGGTGGTAATTCTCATACTGACTTAGCTGCACCTGGAGCGCCAACTTCATTGGCATATTCATCTCCGTTTGTATCATGGGTTGCACCTGCATCGGTAGGTACAGGTGGTATTACTGCATACGATGTTCAAATAGATAACAATTCTGACTTTAGTTCATTAACTTATGATTATTCCGAATGGAGTGATTTAAATATCGAAGTTAATACATTATTAGCTCCAGGAACTTGGTATATCAGAGTTAGAGCGATTGACCAAGGCCTTAAAGGTACTTTTGCAACACTAACATTTACACGATAATTTTTATCGTTTGAGGAAAAACGATATATTTATATATATAATTTATTAATCAAAATATATCAAAATGGAAAACCAAATTAAGTTTACGGAAGAAGAAATCACTTCAATTAATCAATTAAAAACCGATGTAGAATTAGTTTTTCTACAAATGGGTCAACTTTCGGTAGAAAGAAAAAGAAGAAATGATGAATTGGATGCAATTGAAACTGAATTATTCGAAAAACACAAAGAATTAGTTAAAACCGAACAAGAATTATTTCTAGGATTGAATGAGAAGTATGGGGATGGTAATTATGATCCCATTACTGGTATATTCACACCTATAAATAATGAGGTTAATCAATAAAAAATATTCTTTACAAAAAGTAAGTAATATTTATATTCGTATCATTACATAATTGAAATTATAAAGGAGTAATATAAAATGGCAGAAAAGATTGTATCACCAGGTGTATTTACAAGAGAGAATGACCTTTCTTTCTTATCACAAGGAATTGGAGAAATCGGAGCAGCAATAATTGGACCTTTCGCTAAAGGACCTGCTTTCGTACCAACCGTAGTAAACACCCCATCAGAATTTGAATCAATTTTCGGTACACCAGATGGTTCTTACTATACTGGCTACGCGGTTCAAAATTATTTAAGAGAAGCTGGAACTGTAACTATTGTTCGTGTTGGACATATCGGTGGATATACTCAACAAGGAGCTGTAGGTATTGTAGTATCTGGCTCAGGAGCAGGACATAAATTAGTTGGTGTTTTAAAATCAACTCATCATTGGACAACTTCTGGAAACGGTGATGCTATCACTGCATCATTATTAGATGCAGATGCATCTTCATCTAATTTTGTAATTCAATTAAGTGGTTCTGATTCTGCATATAATACTGCAGTATCTGCGTCAATCCTATACACAGCTGGAAATGATTTATCGGATGTATTTGGTGGAAACCCACGAGGTTCTAAAGGTGTATATGTATCTCAATTTTTTGAAAATACAGCAGCATCAATATTCAACGCAGCATCTGGTTCAATTGTTTCATTAGTAAGTTTAGGTGAACAAAGTTTTGCAAGTCAAGATTGTTCATATGCATCTACTCCTTGGATTATTTCTCAAGAAATTTCTGGTGAAACACATCAATTGTTCCGTTTCCATACATTAGGTGATGGTACATACACTAATAATGAATACAAAATTTCTATTTTTAATGTAAAGGCAGCAGGTGAGTCAAATGCTACTGATTATGCAACTTTCTCAATTGTGATTAGAGCATATTCTGATACTGATAGAAGAAAATCAATTTTAGAAACTTATAATAATGTTAATTTAGACCCATCTTCACCTAATTATATTTTAAAAATAATTGGTGACCAAAACATCACTATTGATGCATCTGGTAAGATGACAATGAATGGAGATTATACAAATCGTTCTAGACTTGTTAGAGTTGAAGTTTCAGAAGAAGGTTCTTTCCCAATTACGGCAGGACCATTCGGACATGATGCATATCTTTCTCCAATCCGAGGAAATAATTCAATAATACCTGCAGTTATCTTCTCAACTGGTTCACGTGATAATACTTCATCATCTACATTTAGATATTCGGGTATTGATTTAGAAACTTCAATTGTAAAAGTAGATAATAATTATTTCTTGGCTCCAATTCCAAATAATGCTAGTACTGGTTCAAATATACATTTCTCATTTGATGATGTACCATTTAATTATTTATTAACTGGTTCAAATACTACTGATGTTGCTAAAAGACAATTTACGGTAGGTTTCCAAGGTGGATTCGATGGAATATCTCCTGTTGTAAAACATGCTTTGGCAAAAAATGGTGATACTGATTGGGGAGCTGGAAACTCACAAGGATTCAATTTGGCTAACCCTACAACGAGTGGTTCAGTTGCTTATGTAAAAGCAATCAATTCAGTATCTAATCCTGATGATTTTGATATTAATTTGGTAGCTGCTCCTGGTGTCGTTAGAAGATTACACTCTTATGTATTTGATAAGATTGTTGATATGGTAGAAGCTAGAGAAGATGCATTCTTTATTGGTGAATTAAGTGATTACGATGATACAATTGATTTAGTAACAGGTGAAGCACAAAATGTTGATTCTAACTATGTGGGTTCTTATTATCCTTGGGTTAAAACAATTGATTCAAGAACAAACAAACTAACTATCGTTCCGCCATCAGTATTGATGCCAGGAATCTACGCTGCCAACGATGCTATTGCCGCTGAGTGGTTTGCTCCTGCTGGTTTGAATAGAGGTGGTATCACTGGAGCAGTTAGTGTATTGAATAGATTAACACATGCTGAAAGAGATACTTTATATGAGAACAAAGTAAACCCAATTGCTCAATTCCCTGGAGAAGGTATCGTGGCATTCGGACAGAAGACTCTGCAAGATAGAGCATCTGCACTTGATAGAATCAATGTAAGAAGATTGTTGATTAAAGTTAAGAAATACATTGCATCTACTTCAAGATACTTGGTATTCGAACAAAACACTGCACAGACTCGTTCAAGATTCTTGAATACCGTAAATCCATACTTGGAAGGTATCCAACAAAGACAAGGTTTGTTTGCATTCCGTGTAGTAATGGATGAATCAAACAATACTCCTGATATAATCGATAGAAACATCTTGGCTGGACAAATTTTCTTACAACCAACAAGAACTGCTGAATTCATCGTGTTAGATTTCAACATCTTGCCAACTGGAGCTTCATTTACATCATAATTTAAAAAAAAAATAAAAAAACATTATATTTATTAGTATAATAGGAGAAAATAAAAAATGGCAGAAGTATTAGAATTTAACGAAATGTTCTATACCAATTTCGAACCGAAGATGAAGAACCGCTTCATCTTCGAAGTAGGTGGTATTCCTTCATATTTAATTAAAGCATCACAAAGACCTACAATTCAGTTTGAAAAGGTTACCCTAGACCACATTAATGTTAAAAGACAACTTAAAGGTAAGGGTGAGTGGCAAGATATTACAATGACTCTTTATGACCCAATTGTTCCATCTGGAGCACAAGCGGTAATGGAGTGGATTCGTTTATCACATGAGTCTCTAACTGGTAGAAATGGATATGCTGATATGTATAAGAAAGATATCCAATGTTATATGTTAGGTCCAGTAGGTGATAAAATCGAACAATGGACATTGAAAGGTGCTTTCATTACACAAGCAAACTTTGGTGATTTGGATTGGGCAACTGGTACTGACCCTGCTACAATTGAATTAACAATTTCTTACGATTACGCAATCTTGGAATTCTAATACATTATTTCATTTTCTTACATAAGAGAGTTCTCATTTCGAGAACTCTTTTTTTTTCAACTTTTTTTAATTTATATATTTATATACAAACAACAAAATAAAGGTTTATTATGGCAAATTATGATTTTCCAACTGAAGTAATTTCACTTCCATCACAAGGATTATGTTATCCTGAATCAAATCCTCTCTCTTCTGGTCAAATAGAAATTAAATACATGACTGCAAAAGAAGAAGAAATTCTAGCATCTCAAAATTTAATTAAAAAAGGTATAGTTTTAGATAAACTATTTGAATCTATCATAGTAGATAGTAAAATCAATGTTGATGATATTCTAATTGGTGATAAAAATGCTATTATGTTAGCAACTCGTATTTTAGGTTATGGACCTGAATATAATATAGAGTTGACTCTTGATTCCGATGAGAAAGAATCGGTAGTTATAGATTTATCAAAAGTTCAGGTAAAGGAAATAGACACTACTTTATTGAATAGAGAAAATAGATATAAATTTACTACAACAAATGGAAATGTATTAGAATATAGATTACTAACTCATGGTGATGAGAAAAAAATAGATGCAGATATAAAAGCATTACAAAGATTGAATAAAGGAGGAACTGGTTCTGAATTAACTACTCGTTATAGATATATGATAGTATCAGTAAATGGTAAAACTGATACGTCTAGTATTACATACTTTATCAATAACCAATTCCTAACAAGAGATACAAAAGCATTCAGAGAACATTTGAAAAAAATCCAACCGGATATTAAAATGCAATTTGAATATGAAGACCCACAAACGGGAGAAATGGAGGTACGCTCAATACCAATGGGCGTAGGGTTTTTTTGGCCTTCCGAATAATTATTCAATTCTACTTCATAAACAAATTTTTGAATTATGTTATTTTGGTAATGGATTCACTCAAGAAGGAGTTTATCGATTACCCATACATATACGAAATTTCTACTACAAACAACTGATAGATGCTAAGAAACAAGAACAAGAAAACATAAAACAATCACAGAAATCGAAATCAAGTGTAAGTAGTCCAAATATTAATGTGAGAAGGTAAACTCCTCACATTTTTTTTTATTTAATATTTATTAGAGTATAAATGGGAGTTTAATATGAAATATACCGAATCCGAATCAAGATTATTTAAAGAAATTCAAAAGAAACATAATTTAAAAAATGAAGGGTTTTTTATGAATTTTTTTAAAAAAAGGTTGAAGAGTAAACTTGAAAATGATGTTGATTTAAGAAAAGCATTAGTTGATGCTGATAAAGATTTGGAAAGAGTTGCTCAATGGGCAAAAAGCCAAGAAGAAAAAGGAATTAATGTACCTGATTATTTAAAAAGATATTTACCAAGATAATTTTGGAGATATATAGAATATAAATGGCAAACAAAGATACTATTGCGTTAAGAGAAATGGAAGAACTTACCCAATCTATTGGTAGGGCTATGGACGATCTCGCAACAAAATCAGATAGACATCTTAATATATTGACAAATTCAACTGATATGATGAAACAAATCGTTGATAATTTAGAAGATGCCGAAGATTTAAATAAAGCTATTAATAAATTAAAAGAAAAGGAACAAGACCTTTTAAAAGCCAACTGGGGTGTAAATGAAGATTTAAAAAGAGAATTACTTGGACAAGTAACCGCAGCAAAAGAGGCTTTAAGTATTGAACAAAAAAGACAAAAGGTTGTCGAACAAGTTTCAAGATTAACAAGTGAACTTGGTGAGAGTATAACTGATGGGTTGGATGATTTTAAAAATGCATTAGAAGATATTCCAGTAGTTGGTAAAGTCCTTAGTAAGATAATACCAATGGGTGCTATAAAGAGTGGAATTGGTAATGCAACATCTGCATTTAAGAATGGATTTGCTACTGCATTTACTGATAATTTAAAAGCAGGAAAGGGATTCGTAGGTTCATTTTCATCGGGTATGACAGGTGGTATGGGTGCTTTGAGTAAATCATTAGGACCACTACTTACCAATCCATACGCATTAGCTGCAATCGCAATTGCCGCTGTAGTATTAGTTGGTGTAATGGGATTTTATAAATTATCCGAAGCAACTAAAGCTTTTAGAAAAGAAACTGGTTTATTAAATTCTCAAACTAAAGAATTAGAAGGAAATATAATTAATGTAACCCGAACAACTGCTGCACTTGGAGCATCTGCTGAGGATGTTGCAAAGGCAGCCGCAGAATTCACAAACGAATTTTCGGGATTAGAACAACCATCTGAAGCAGTTTTAAGTTCAATCGTGGCATTAAATAAAAACTTTGGAGTTTCTACCAAAGAAGCAGTTGAACTAAATAAAATATTCCAAAATATAGGTGGATTAACTGCAGAACAATCACAGCTTTTAGTAGGTCAAACAGTAGAAATGGCTAAAATGGCCAATGTGGCACCTGATAAAGTTGTTAAAGATATGGCGGAGAATTCAGAATACGCCTATAAATACTTTAGTAGTTCACCTGAAAAATTAAGAGAAGCTGCAGTTGAGGCAGCAAAATTAGGAACATCACTTGGTGAAGCAGGTAAAGTAGCAGATAACTTATTGGATTTTGAAAGTTCGATAACAAAAGAACTCGAAGCATCTGCTATGTTGGGTCAGAGTTTAAATTTTGGACGAGCAAGATATCTTGCAGCAACCAAAGATGCTGTTGGTGCCCAACAAGCAGTAATTGATGAGGTCATGAAGTTGGGTGATATTACAAAACTCAACACATTTGAACAAGATGCATTGGCAGGTGCAAGTAATATGACCTACGAATCGATGGTGAATCAAGTAAGAATCAGAGAACGATTTGGAAAGTTGGCCGGAGAAGAACTAGCAGCTGCTGAAGCAGCACTTGCAGCTGGTAAAGATATATCAAAAATGTCCGAGGCCGATTTAAAAAGACAAACAGAAGAACTTGCAAAACAACAAGAAATGCAATCACAGTTTGATACTATGAAAAATCAATTAACAGCAATGGGTACTGATATAATGATGGCCATGGCACCGATAGGAAAGTTGTTCATGGCAGTTTTAGTACCTGTTTTTGCAATGTTAAAAGGATATTTTTCAGGAGTAGGTACAGCAATAGAAAGATTAATGTCTGCTTTTGATAATTTATTAGCACCTTTTAGGGAGATTTTTG